TATCCATCAGATTATCAGCACTTACTTTCCGCCCAAGCAGCCATTGGGGTAATTAGCATGAATGCAAATGATCGTGTCTCGAATACGGCATTGCAGCGTCAAATTGTGGAGATATCGACCAGGTTGGAACGCATGAGCGAGGATATTGGGGAAATCAAAAGCATCTTGTCGCAAATTGATCAACGTGTGCGTGCATTGGAGCAATCTGATGCGGGCAGTCATCCGGTCATCATTGCCCGGGTGGATGCGGCATGGAGGAAGATTGATGAGCACGATGCGAGAATACAAACTGTGGAGACGGCAATCAATACGATTTCGATTTCGATTGAAAGTTTGAAACAACCCATCAAGATTGCCACGTGGGTAGCTGTTGTGGTAGGTGGGGTGATCATTACATGGATCGTCTCAAGGTGGTTGATGCCATGAGCGGAATTTCGATGCTATCGGGTAAGGGATTCTTTATCTGGAAAATTCGCTATTGCGAGGGGGGCGATCCTTTCGCAATCGCTGAGCAGGCGGTTCAATTGCGGCTCTCGCATGTGTTGATCAAATGCGCGGATGGGCCGTTTCGTTACAACATTTTCAATAGCCGCGATCTGATTCCAGGTCTTGTAAGCACACTGCGAGAAAGAGGGATACAGGTCTGGTTATGGCAATACATTTATAGGATCAATCCAGGCGCAGAAGCAATGGCCGCAATCGAGCGAATCAATCAATTACAACCGGATGGTTTCGTTGTCAATGCTGAAGTTGAGTACAAGAAACGGCCTGAGCAAGCAGAGGCCTACATGCGTGCTTTGAGATCGGGCGTCGGCAACGACTTTCCCGTAGCCCTCAGTACTTATCGTTTCCCGTCACTACACCGCGATTTTCCGTTCAAACAATTCATGGATTATTGTGATTTTGCAATGCCGCAAGTGTATTGGATGAAAGCAGATAATCCACGGCAACAGTTGGAGCGAACTCTGGCAGAATATCAGCAATTTGGAAAACCAGTATTTCCAACCGGTGCATGTTTTCGCGAGCACGGATGGCAGCCAAAGGCGGCTGAAATCATCGAGTTTATGCAGGCTTGTAAAGAACTATCTTTACAAGGATGTAATTTTTGGGAATGGGCAAATGCCCGCCAGTATGTACAAGATGGTTGGGAGGCAATTCGCTTGTTTGATTGGGATACGAACATACCTTTACCTCCAGTGTCCGAATCAATAACACCATCACTGAAAATGAAAGTATTGGTTGATGGTCAAAATATACGATCCGGTCCCGGAATCAAACATCCTGTTGTTGGAAAGTTGCGCGCAGGTGATTCGGTTGATGTCATCAATGTTTCCGGGGCTGATGTTTGGGTAGAGATTGAGCCCGGTAAATGGGCCGCGGTTCATTATTCCGGTAGAAGGTTCATGGAGAAGATGTAGTGCCGAAAGCTGCTCTAAGACCCTGTCGTTATCCCGGATGCCCCAGTTTGGTTACTGATGGGTATTGTGAGGATCATGTTCCTTTGCCTCGCAGGAAGCAAGATTATCAGCGCTTGTATGACAGACGATGGCAGAAGCGGCGTGTTCAATGGCTGTCAACACATCCGTGGTGTGAGGAGTGTATGAGACAAGGCATATACACCCCAGCGACTGAGGTTCATCATCTTATTCCGCACCGTGGAAACATTGATTTATTTTTGGGATCACCGCTTGAATCGCTTTGCAAGTCGTGCCACTCCCGCAAAACAAGCGAGGAATTTCATGGGAGGGGGGCTAAAAAAGTTTTAAGTGGAGGGTTGTCGAGCGCGGGTGGCCATCCGCGCGAAAAAAAATCCCAATGCGAGGAATTCTGAGATGCCGGCCAGGAAACCAAAAGCATTGATTGTCAGACATGAAACCGCGGCGGAAAAATCCAGGCGCGAATCAGGTGAGATGGCAATGCGTCCGAATCGGGAATTGCCGCTGAATGCTCCATCACGCCTGCGCGGCCATGAAATTGCTGAGGCAACCTGGCGGAGATTGATGCGTGAGTTCATGTCTATTGAAGGTGAAATTGTCACCCGTCTGGATTTTGACTTGCTTGCTGATTATTGCATTTTGATTGAGCAAATTCATGAGCTGGATGCAATGAGAAAGACAGCTCATGACCGTTGGCGTGAGCTTTTGAAAGACCAATCCGATGAAAAGGTAATTGAAGCCTGCGATATGGTTGTCAAATTGGATTCACGAGCGGATCGCAAGCGGGCATTGTTGTTACAGCTGCGACAGTCGTTATATTTGACGCCGCGTGCAAGGGCTGGTGTTGCGCCATCGAAAAAAGAGGCTGATGAACCCAAAGACGAACTGGAAATGCTTTTAGATGATGTCAACGATTTTGTGAACGGTGGCAGTGGTAAATGAAGCGATTTTGGTTTCTGGTTTTATTGCTTTTACTGCTCGGCGGAGGTTCGATGTTTAGTGAAGCTCATGCCCAGCGAGCAATAACCTTTTTCGAATCGCTCAAACACACCAAAGGTAAGTTCTACGGTCAGCCGTTCAATCTGCTGGACTGGGAAAGACAGATTGTGCGGGATGTTTACGGTACGGTAGATGAGCGTGGTTTGAGAATCATCAAGTACGTCTACATTGAAATCCCAAAAAAGAATGGAAAATCTGAACTGGCTGCGGCGGCCGGCCTGTACCACACCTTTGCTGACCGTGAAAAGAACGGCGAGGTATACGGTTGCGCTGCAGATCGAAGTCAGGCATCCATTGTTTTCGATGTTGCAGTGGACATGATAGATCAGGTCCCGGCGCTCAAAAAGCGCACCAAACTGCAGTTGAGTAAAAAACGATTGGTGGATAAGGTGACTGGAACGTTCTATCAAGTGCTTAGTGCGGAAGCCTATACCAAGCACGGGCTGAATCTATCTGCGTGTATTTTTGACGAGTTACATGCTCAGCCTAACCGCGATCTCTGGGATGTGATGACCTTTGGGGCTGGTGATGCACGTGAGCAACCAATCTGGTGGATCATCACAACTGCCGGGGATGACCCGGATCGGGTATCCATTTGCTGGGAGCAGCATGAATATGCCCGGCGAATCATCTCCGGAGAGATCATTGATCCGACGTGGTACGCGGCCATTTACTCCTATGATGGAGATGATATCTACAACGAAGATAACTGGAAGAAAGCCAATCCCAGCCTGGGAACGACCATCCAGATAGATACGCTGCGCGAAGCGGCGGCAAGAGCCAAAGAGCGGCCTGCTGATGAACGGCTGTTCCGCTGGTTGCGGCTGAATCAATGGCCAACCTATAAATTGACCAGCTGGCTGCCAATGGAATTGTTCAATGCAACCAATGGCAGCTGGTCAAGGGCGGAGATGATCGGGATGGACTGCTATATGGGGCTGGACCTGTCCTCAACCACTGATCTGACCGCAATGGCGCTTGTTTTTCCACCTCAACCGGGTCTTTCGGAGTGGCGCGTGATCTGGGAGGGTTGGATTCCGGATGAAAACATGCAGGAACGCATCCGCCGGGATAAAGTTCCATATGATCAATGGGCAGCTCAGGGATGGATCACTCCTACACCGGGGAACGTGGTGGACTATACCCGCGTTCGCGAAAAGGCGCTGGAATTCAAATCGTTGTTCAACGTCAAGGAAGTGGACGCTGATCCTGCGTTTGCAACCATGCTGCTGCAGGAATTGCAGCAAGAAGGGCTTACCGTTGTTGGCATTCCACAAACTTTTGTGCAGTTGACCGATCCAATGAATCAAATTGAAGTCTTGTTGAAAGAAAAGAAAATCAGCCACGAGCCAAATCCGGTTGCGGCCTGGTGTTTCGGGAACACCTCGATTGCAAAGAACGGCAGCGGATTGATTAAGTACGTTAAGGAATACAAGGGAAAGACCGCGGATCGCACAAAACGGATTGATTACGTGGCCGCCTGGGTCATCGCAATGGCAAGAGCGCGTTATTACCAGAGCGAAGATTTGAGCGCGGAGATTTTGGATCCTGATTGGGGCATGTGATGAAGATGCTGTTGCGGTTTTTCGATGATTTTCTTCTGGTGGCAGGATGTGCGTGTGTTATTTACGGTATCAGCCTGTACTCAGTAATCCTGGCATGGATTGTCGGCGGGATGTTGTTGATCGGTTTGAGTTTTCTGGTCGGAAAGGTGATGGCGAATCATGTTGATTAGAGAACTGTTGACCAACGGGAAGATAAAAGAGGCACCTGCGCAGGAACAGCCGCGCTACGAATATGTGCCAGCCTACGGCTATTCTACCGAGTCGGGCGAACAGGTAAACGTTATGCGGGCGCAATCGGTGGCAACGGCGTATCGAGCCAAAAATATCATTTCGGATGATGTTGCCAAACTGCCGTTTCAGGTGATGCGCCGAATCGGCAGACAGGTTGAGCAGGTGCAGCCCGATCCAATAACCCGCAATATTGCCTATTTATTGCAGATTTCACCCAATATTTGGGGCTGGACGCCGTTCCAATTCAAGAAGGCGGTTATTGAATGGCTGCTGTTCTACGGGAATGCCTATATCTGGTCGCCGGTTGTGGGGCCGCGTCAATTGCTGGTCTTGCCGGCCAGTCGCACCATACCAGTGTTTTCTATGGATGGCGATCTGTATTATCGTCATACCTTTTCGAATGGGGTGCCTGGTTACATTCCGGCGGTGGAAATACTGCATTTACTGATCAACCCCGATGAAACCGGTTTTGTCGGTCGGGGCGTGATTACATTTGCGCGGGAAACGTTCGGCCGCCAGCTGGCCGCCTATAAGGCAGAGTCGAAGTTATATTCGCAGGGAATGCTTCCGGCAGCATATATTCAATTTTCTGGCGAGCTGAACAAGGAAGCACGCGAAGTCGTGCGGCGTCAATACGAGCAGACGATGAGCGGGACAGAAAACGCCTACCGGCTGGCGATTTTCGATAATAAAATCACCAAATTCGAGCCGATTCATATTCAATTGCGGGATGCACAATTCCTTGAATCGATTGATGCAACCGACCGCGATATTTGCAATTTTTTTGGGCTTCCGGAGCATATGTTGAATCGCGGCAAGGAGTCCTACAACTCCAACGAACAGAAATATCTGGAATACTTGCAGGGAACGCTGGATGCTTACCTTGTTCCGTGGGAGGAAGCGGCTCGAATACGATGGCTTTCGCGGGAAGAACAAAGCACGCATTATTTCAAATTCATCCGCGAAGCCTTGTTGCGTATGGACAGTAAAGCGCGGGCCGAATCGATGGAGATTCGCATCCGAAGCGGGATGATGACCCCTAATGAGGCTCGTGAAAAAGAGGATATGAGCGCTTATCCGGGCGGGGATAGGTATTATATCCCCCTGAATTTTGGGGTAATTGAGAATGAGGAGGAACGCTAAATGGATATTTCAATGCGACAGCCTTTTCGATGTTTTGAAGGAAATGCGAAACCATATGAGCCATTCTGGCGGGTCGTTGATGCGGAAAACACCGAATCGGGCGAAAGCGAGATTGAACTATACGGATATATCTCCGAATATAGCTGGTTTGAGGATGAGATCACTCCCAAGAAGTTCAAGGATGATCTCTATGCTGCCGGTAATGGTGGGCCGATTACGATCCGCCTCAATTCCTATGGCGGCGATGTGATTGCGGCCAGTTTAATGAATACGATTATTCGGGATTACCCGGGACGTGTAACTGTGCAAATTGACGGTATTGCGGCCAGCGCGGCCACGATCGTGGCGGTGGCCGGGGATGTCGTCAGGATTCAGGAGACCGGCTACATCATGGTACACGATCCGAGCGTGGTGTTCTTGATGGCTCAACTGGACATCGAAGACCTGACCCGATTGGCAAATGCACTGCAAGCCATCAAGGCTGGAATCATCAATGCCTATGAAAGCAAAACCGGGTTATCGCGTGAACGACTGTCGAAACTGATGACCGATGAAACATGGATGGATGCTCAACGTGCGCTCGATTTGGGCTTTGTGGATGAGGTGATTCGGTATGAAAAACCGATTCCCATTCAATTGCCGCAAAATGTGGCGGTTGTGAATGGATTGGGGTTTAGCAAATTACCGCCCGTTATTGCACAAGCATTGAAAAATGCGGAAAGCCCGACGAAGGCGGATTCCAGCGAGCCGCTTTTGACGGATGACCAGAAAAAGGACGCGCAAGTCCTTTATGAACGCGTAAACCATATTTTGAAGAAAGGAGTTTGATAATGCCAGACTTGAAACCCTTTTACGATGCCGTAATTGCGGCAGAAGAAGAAGTGCAGCGAATCGCAAATGAGATTCATGAGCACTTTGTTTCCGGGACCGAAGAAGGCAAACTTTTGGCACTCAATCTGCGCTCGGCGCTGGACGAAGCTCAGAAGAAGCATGAAGAGGCGGTTGCTCTTTACGAGGCAATGCAACGCGCCAATCGTCCGAATGATATTGCCAAAAACTTCATCCCTGTGTCATCCACCGATCCAGTTGTGGACAATCAACCAACCGTGATCAAACGTCAGGAGTACGAACGCATGTCGCTTGTCGATCGAGCGCGGTTCATCCGCTCCGGCGGGAAAATCGAAGATTAATAACGG